TACTCTCTCGGCGTTCGCCCCGCTTTCCTGATCTATTGATCGAACATCCGCGGGGCCACCGCGCCCCGCGCATCAAGTTATCAAGAGAGCAGGAGAAACAAGCATGTCAGACATACCAAAGAGCGAGCGCTCCGAGTCTTCGCTGGAGACTCAGCACCTCGTCTATGCGCTAAGGAGAAGGATCACCACAGAGCTCCTCACCAGCTTCGGCTACAGTGAGAAGAAGCTCGAGGAACACGTCCGGAAAGTGACAGCGTACATCAAAGACAAAGAAGAGCGAAAAGCTCGCCAGGAGATGCTCCTGGCAATGATGCAAGAGTTCAGCATGTGGCTGATCGAATACGAGCGCGACGACATCGCTGACATCACCAGGGAGATCAGCAGACACCTGAGACAGGCGAACAGCATCTGGCCGAACTACTACGCCGAGTATATCGAGCGCAGGCTGGAGCTTGACCGTGCCAGGGAGTGCTGCAACGCTCTCCAGGATGAGCTGCAATATATCGCCGAGCAACTGCCGGCAGATAAAAACAGGTACATGGGGATCGTCCTCGACATCGAGGAGATCTACAACAAGATCGGAAGCCTCAGGCAATCGGACAACCGGTTCCTGGACGACATCCCGGACGTACCTGACGAAGTACGCCAAAGGCGAGAAAAGGAGAAAGCACGGAGCGCTAAGAAAAAGAGAAAACGAAGAAAAAGATAATACACTGGGGTGACTCCTAAGCCAGCGTTCGTCTCTGCGACGAACTTCGCTAATGTCAACAACAACGGTAATGCGAACAACAACAGCGCCTCGAACTCTATCGGCGTTCGCCCCGATTTCACAACCGTGCACCGGACTCGATCCACGCACGGCAATGGGAAAGGAGGGGTCATCCCTTCCAGGCAAAGCCCTGGATAAATATGGCAATCATGACGTGCCCGGTTACGACCGATGACACTATCGCATGGTTTTTACTATTATGAACAGATTAACAGATGCAAACAAGCTCTACGACGGCGGCACCCATGCCATGGACGGCAGCAAGTTCAAGTACGGGACGCAGCTCTTTGAAATGAACCACCTGCTGGAGACTGCAAAGCTCCAGCGGGATCTACTGGCCGGCACATACGAGCCAGGACCGGGGAACAAGTTCCCTATAAGCGAGCGAGGGCATCGGCGCTACATCACAAGCGCGAAGATGCGAGACAAAGCTCTCAACCATACGCTCTGCGACGAGGTTATAATGCCAGCAATATCGAAGTATGTGATCTATGACAACAGCTCCTCACAAAAGGGCCGAGGCGTAAGCCATCACAGGAAGCGCACAGAGGTCCATCTCCATCAGTATTTTATGGAGCACGGGACGAACGAGGGCTGGGGTCTTCTGATCGACTTCTCCGGATATTATCCGAACATGATGCACGATATTGACAAGGTGATCCTCAACGACGTGACCCGGCGCTCCGGTTATTTCACAGAGGAAGAGCTCACACTTGCAGAGCAGCTTGTCGACAAGATCTTCAAGTCGATGGAGCTGGACGTCTCCCGCTTCTCGGATGAAGAGATCGAGAGGATGTACCACTCAAAAGTTGATCCGGAGATAAATGTGGGCGTACCGAAGCGGCTGCTGACTGGCGAGAAGATGCTCAAAAAGGGCGTTGATATAGGCAACCAGCTCTCACAGGGCTCTGGGATAATACACGCCTATCCGGTAGACAACTACTGCAAGATTGTGGCAGGCTGCCACTATTATGCGAGATACACCGACGACATCCGGATATTTCACCCGAGCAAGGACTTCCTTCTGGGTGTCCTGGAGTCTGTCAGGATAATCTCGGCAAGGCTCGGCCTGATCATCAACGAAAAGAAGACGCGGCTCTTTAAGCTGAGCAAGCACTTCAAGCATCTGCAGGTTGACTACCAGCTGGCCAACACCGGCAAGGTGTACCGGAGGATCAGCTCGAAGAGTATGACAAGGGAACGCCGGAAGCTCAAAAAGTACAAGAAAAAGCTGGAAGAGGGCACAATGCCCTACGAAGACATCGAGAACGCTTTCAAGTCGTGGCTCGGTGGTCACTGGAAACTAATGACACGCAGGCAGATCGGCAACATGGCCGACCTATATTTTCAACTCTATGGAAGGAGACCAACATGGAAGAAAAAACATGGAAGATTACGCTGGCTGATGGAACACAGCTCGCAGATCTCAGCCTCAACGGCAACAACTACATCACAGGGGAGGAAGTCACCGAAAAAATGCTCTCGAATGACAACCTCGCAGTCGTAAGGATCGAGGATCCGGATGGAAACATCCAGGAGCAGAACAACCTCTCGCTCGTGCAGATCAAGAAGCACGGCAGCAAGTTCTGGTTCGTACTTCGCCAGCTCTCAGAGCAGGAGATCAGAGACAGCAAACTACAGGCCAACATCGAGTACATCGCAATGATGGCCGACATCGATCTGGAGGAGGTGTAAGACATGGCAAAAACAGCTACAGAACACAGCAAACACTTCGCAAAGGTAAGATCCTACTATATCAGAGGGCTCTGGAATGAGGCTCGCGTTCACAATGCAGTCACAAACCCGGCCAGCAATCCCTGGATCACTGCGGAGGAATATGAGGAGATAACTGGCCAGCCATACGAAGCGGCCGAGGAATAGGAGGGCCGCACGTATGGAGACAATTATCTCTGGAATTATCAGCGCAGGCGCAGCAATCATCGTCTGCGTGATAACACAGACAACACAGGCCAGAAAAACGGAGGCGCTGCTTTCCTATAAACTGGACGAACTGACCAAGCGCGTCGATAAGCACAACAATGTCATCGAGCGCACCTACAAGCTGGAAGAGATGGCAGCAGTCCATGAGGAACAGATCAAAGTGGCCAACCACCGCATCGATGACCTGGAAGAAGCCAACAAATAAGGAGGACAATATCATGAAGAAAATTGACTGGATCAGAAAACTCACAAGCAGAAAGTTCTGGCTCAGCGTGGCCAGCTTCGTCTCTTTGCTGATCGTCGCCCTGGGCGGATCTGAGAACACAGCGTCCCAGGTTGTGGCTCTGATCATGGCCGGCGCGACCGTTGTCGGTTATGTCATCGGCGAGGGACTCGCTGATGCAGGAAACAAAGAGGACAAAAACGAGGAGGTGTAACGATGCAGAAGTTCGGGATCGATGTCTCCCACTGGCAGGGGGCTTTCAACTTCGCCCAGGCAAAAGCTGAGGGAGCGTTGTGGGCCATAATCAAAGCCGGAGGCGGAGACAGTGGACTATATAAGGACAGCAAGTTCGAGACCTTCTACAAGGCAGCGAAAGAGCAGGGGCTCCAGGTGGGCTCCTATTTTTATGGCAACGCTGGGACAACTGCAGAAGCAGTCAAGGAGGCGGAGCACTTCATCAAGCTGCTGGACGGGAAGCAGTTCGAGCTTCCGGTGTACTATGACGTGGAAGGCGCAATGCTCAGAACAGAAAAAGCGGCCCTCACCGACATCGTGATCGCTTTCCTGGAGCGGATGAAGGCAGCAGGCTATCTGGCCGGAATTTACTCCTCAGAGAGTCCCTTCAACTCACAGCTGGAGGATGCAAGGCTGGCAGCGTACCCTCACTGGGTCGCTAAGTACAGCAAGACAGCCCCGAAGCTGAAAAGCGGCAACGAGGTCGGCATCTGGCAGTTTGGCGGCGAGAAGAACTTCCTCAGGGATAACAAGATCGCCGGCGTGGTATGCGACCAGGACTACCTCTACATTGATTATTTTGAGCAGATCAAGGCAGCAGGAGTCAACGGCTACAGCTCCACAGCTCAGCCCGCTCCTGCACCTGCTCCGGCTCCCGCCGTCTCAGTTCCGGACTTCCACAGGTATGGCGTCTACACCCTGAGGGTGGAGCTCAATGTCAGAACAGGCCCGGGAACCGGAAACAGGAAGAAGAAGCACAACGAGCTCACGGTTGACGGCCAGCGCCACGACAGAGACCACGATGGAGCACTGGAGCCCGGCACGAAGGTCACTTGTCTGGAAGTGGCCAGAGACGGTGCTGACATCTGGATCCGCTGCCCTTCCGGCTGGATCGCTGCATATTATCAGGGCAAGGTGTACGTCTCATGATGGCCGTCGCCGTTCTTGTGATAGTTTTGGCCGCTCCTCTGATCGGTGGAGCAATAGCCGGAGCGATTGCGATCCACAGAGCAGGCGAAAACATGGAAGAATAAAAAGAAGCCCGTCAGCTTTATGCTGGCGGGCTTTTTCTTGCGTTATAGGTCTATGTAAATTATAATAAAAGGCGGCAATATCAACGGGATGGAAGTGTTCGAGTACCAGCT